TATGAGAAAAAAGTAAGTAAGTAAAATAATATGGAACTTTAATTAATAAATGTAGTTAGATAGGTAATTAAGTAAAATAAAAAAGGAAACAATATCATGTACAAAACAGAAACATCAATAACAAGAACGGGTTTTAAAAGATATAAGCAAAACTTAAAAACCGATTACAATAACATTTGGAGCTATGATACTAAAGTAGCAAAAATAAACCATACTGAAAGAAAAATTACACCTCTCGGGTATTGGTCAATGACAACTTCAAAGCACATAAATTACGTAGGCAAGGAATACGGATACGAGGTGCAAAAATGAGTAAGCGCCTAATATCTATTTATTACACGGATTCAAATTGTAAGCCCATTATTTTAAATGATGGCTCAAAGGAATACGTAAATAAACAAATAAATTTTTATGGATTAGAGCCTGAAATTAATAATAAAGTAAATAACTTAGTTAAAGATTCAAGCGTGAAAATAAGTCATGCAATAATTCGTTAAAATAATATGGAACTTTAATTAATTAACGGCATATAACAAGTAATAAAAAAAGGAATACTATAATGAAAATAACATTATTATACGGGTGTAAGGTAGGTGAGTCGGATTATATGGAAGAAATTCTATACGAATGTAAAGGTTATGTAAATGAAGATAAACTAATGACACGTGCTGAAAAATGGGCTAAAGAAAACAATTATAATAGACTTAGGGTTACCATAAGCAACTTATCTGAACAGCCAAATTTTACACAATCAATAAATATCTAAAAAGGAAAAAACGTCATGAAACAATCAGTAAATATGTACCAATTCGAGAGAGCATTTAATAACATGGACAGGGGCGAACAATTCTCGTATGATGGATTAAAAGCCTTGTATGAATACCTAGAAGAATACGAAGAAGATACAGGCACGGAAGTAGAATTGGACGTTATTGCGCTTTGTTGCGAGTATGCAGAGTATGACAGCCTAAAAGAATTTCAAGCGGACTATGGTGAAAAATACGAAAGTATGGAAGCGATTAGCGATGCAACGGCATTAATCCCTATTGATGATAATTCTTTTATCATACAACAATTTTAATAAAAAAAGGAAATACTATAATGAATAAATTAGAATTGG